CGTCATCCCCTCCGGCGCCCCACTCCCGGCCCGGCCGCCCGAGCCCGGTGAAGAACCGCCCTGGCGCATGCCTCCACCCCCGCCGCCACCGCCCGCCGTGGCGACTCCGGCGCCCCTTCCGCCCGATCCGGAGCCCCGGACTGTCGAAGTCCGCCACACCCATGAAGTGCACCTGACCTGGGCGGACCCCGATCCGGAACCGGATCCGTCCCGCTGGGAGCGCCTCCGCGACTGGCTCGGCCGGTACGTCCGCCCCTGGCACGCCGTCATCGGCCTCGCCGCCGCCGTGATCCCGATCCCGGGCGTCGGCCACTCGGCCGCCAGCATCTGGCACTACACCGTCGGCCTCTGCCGCGAGGAGTGGGGCATCGGTTGGGGCTACGGCCTCGGCCTCACCCCGCTCGCCCTCGCCACCACCGTCATCATCCGTAAGGGCGGCAGCCCACTACGCCTGTTCGCCCTCGCCACCACCTTCATCGGGTCGCTCGCCAGCCTGTCCTGGTACGACCCGGTCCAGTTCCTCACCGGAGTCGCACGATGAACGTCGGACTGTCCCTCGCTGGTGTAGCCGTGGCCCTCGGCATCCTGTGGGCCAACCTGCGCCCCTGGTGGAAGGGAGGCCGCGACCCCAAGGCCCTGCTGCCGTACGCCAGCGGCGCTGGCCTCGGCTCCCTCGGCACGATCTGCATCGGTGGCGCGCTCGGCTGGGGCGCGGCCGGGATCGCAGGGATCTTCACCAGCGGCGGCAACACGGGCGTTTCAAAGGTGACGGGCACGTCCGGCGCGGCACCGATGCCGACGGGCCGCATGGGCACCCTGACGCAGGAGGGTGGCGTCGTCGTCTGCCTGCTCCTGCTCGGCGTGATCATCCTCTACAAGACGTCCGGCAAGCTGGACAAACGCCGGATCATCGGCGGGGTCGCCTCGTTCGCCGTACTCGGCTTTCTGCCCGGCGTCGCCAAGCTGCTCGGCTGGTGGCCCGACCTGGTCAACAACGTGGGCGCCAAGGGCTACGCGCTGCTCGTCACAGGGAGCATCTGATGAAGCGTCGCCTGGCCTGGTGGGCTGCGCGCAGCAGCATCGCTGACCGTCTCGCCCGCGGCTCGTACACCGTGTGGGAGCAGCGCGTCGACGCCCTCACCACATGGGTGCGCGCCGGCCGCCGTGACGACCTCGACGGTTGGCGTGCTGCCCTCGGTCCGCTCGTGCGCCTGGTCCTGCTCGGCGCTCTCGCCTACGCGGTGTGGGCCGTTGTCCGGGCCGTCCCGTGGCTGCTGTGGCTGCTCGCCGGGTGGTGGATCCGCGCCGCCTGGCGAGCCTCCCGAGACGCCCCCGACGAGGGCGTCGAGGACTCCTCCGAACAGGCCGCGCACGCCCTCCATGTGACGGTGCTCCGGCAGCTCCTCGTCGACCTCATGGGGACCGGCTCCGGGGTGCACCTCCGCACGGTCCTCGCCCACCTCCAGAAGCACCACCAGTGGGAGGGCCGTACGGTCACCGATCTGCGCGTCCATCTGGCTCGCCTGGACATCCCCGTTGACCGCTCCGTGAAGGTGGGCCGCACCCCCACGTGGGGGGTGCGCCGGAGGGACCTCGAAGCCCCTTCCCCGGCCGAGCCGCAAGAGCCGTCTACCGGGCCATCTACCGCTGCCTGACCTGCACGTCTACCGGCCCATCTACCGCCGTCTACCGGCCGATCTACCCACCATCTACCGACCGAAGTGGTCGACGCGGGCGAGACGGACTACCCGCGTCGGGTGATTTCGGGTCACAGATCAGGAACAGCGCCTTCACCGCGTCTTCACACGGGCGCATCATACACCTCACGACACATCACCTGGGGGGACCATGGACACACCCACGCAGCCCGGCTTCCCGCCGCCGCTCCCGCCCGAGCCGCCGAAGCCTGCCAAGAACCGCACTAACGCGGTCATCATCGGGTCGGCCGCCGCCGTTATCGCGGCGATCGTCGCCACCGGCGTCGTCGTCGTCAACTCCAGAGACGACGACAGCAACAGCCCGGCCGCCACCGAGTCGAGCACCCCGGCCGACGACACCATCACCGCAGCCGCTGAGCCCGTGCCGACGCCCGAGGACACTGGGCCAGAGGTCTGGTCGCTGACGGACGGAGTGAGCTGGGACGGCGGTGTTGAGGTCGAGTTGACCGGCTGGACGCGGGGAGTGACCGGTCCGTACGCGGCGCCGCAGAGCACCCCATTCGTGAAGTTCACCGTCAAGATCCGCAACAAGGGGGATCAGACCGTCGACGTCTCATCCGGCTACCTCACCTGCCTGTACGGCGACGACGGGCAGGAGAGTGCACAGGTCTTCGACTCCGAGCGCGGACTGGACGGCCTGCCCCAGGTGCATCTCCGCCCCGGCAAATCGGTCTCGGCGAAGACGGGTTGCGAGCTGCCGAAGGGCGAGAAGTACCTGCAAGTCGAGCTGTCGCCGACGGCCGAATCGGAAACGGCGATCTTTGCGGGCAACGTCAAGTAGAGCAGCAGGCCCCGTCGTTCCCTCCTGGACGGCGGGGCTTTCGCGTAACCATCAGCCGAATCCACCAGTTGGGGGAACGTGGAGATGCGACTCGGGGTCGAGGGCGGCCCGGCCGACGGCGAAGAGGTGACCGTGCAGAGCGGGGAGCTCGGCCGGCCAACCGGACAGCTCGAACTGCACGGCGACACGTACGTCCTGCGGATGTTCGGCGCCGACCCACACCCGCACGCCGACTGGCACTACTGCTGGCTGCACCCACAGCCCGCACTACAGCAGTAGTTGCAATCCGCGCGATCATGCCTCACCATGGGCCGCAGATCTGGCATGCCCGGAAACGATCACAGACCACGCGGAGCCCTCAGCCAACACCCCTGGCTGGGGGCTCCGTCGTGAGCCAGCCGCCCCTACAGGCTGTCCAGGATCTTCGTACGGCGGTCCCGGTACTCCTCATCCGTGATCGCGCCAGCCGCCCGGAGCTGATCCAGCGTCGCCAGGCGAGACGCGATGTCCCCACCAGCAGGGGCAGGAGCAGCCTGAGGCGCTGCCGCAGCCGGAGCAGCCGGGGCTCTGTCGGCCAGACGCGCGCGCAGCGCGTCCGCCAGGATCTTGCCCTGGTCCTTCGGAACCTGCTTGATCTCCGCCTTGTTGTTCGACGCGAAGACGATGAGTGTCCCCATCAGCATGCCGCCCGACCACTGCACCGAGCTGATCCGGCTGTACGGGAAGTCCTCCACCTGCTGCGACATGATGCCGTGCTTGAGGAAGATCAGCCGCTGATTGGTCATGGCCACCAGACCATTGCCCTTGCCGTAGACGCCGGTAGCGAGCATCTCGACCGTCTCGCCCTCCCACAGCACCTCGGGAAGCTTCTGGATCTCCCGCTTCGCCCCGAACGCGCTGTTGAGCTTCGCTGCTGCGGCATCGATATCCGGCCGCACATTGACGTCCACCATGTGGCACCCCTCCACGTCCAGCGGCGGGGCACTCCTGCTGAGGCACATCGCGCCCCCGCCGCGATGAGGCCAAGAGCGTATCGCCCGAAACGGAGCCTGCGGAGGTGAAGATGGCGAACCAGAACACCAACCCGGTCACCGAGGCCGAGCTGCAGCGCATCCGCGAGCTGCACGCCGAAGGCAAGGGCCGCAACGAGATCTCCCGGCTCACCGGGCGCAGCCTGCGGACGATCAGCGTGCACGCCCAGAAGATGGGCCTCAGCTTCGACCGCACGATGACCGAGGAAGCCACCCGCGCGCGGAAGGCCGACCTCGAGGAACGCCGGGTCATCCTCGCCGAGGCCCTCCACGGCGACGCCGAGCAGCTCACCGAACAGCTCTGGCAGCCATCGAAGGTCTTCAACATCGGTGGCAGCGCCAACAGCTACACCGAGCACGACGTCCCCGAGCCCCCGGCCGACGCGAAGAAGAACCTCATGGCCGCGGCCGGCATCGCCATCGAGAAGTCGCTGAAGCTCGTCCCGCCGGACCGCGAGGACCTGGAAGGCCTGGCGGCCGTGGACGCATGGCTGAGGGGGATGATGCCCGACCAGTGAGGGGGCAGCGATGTTCAAGCCTCTCGCTGGTAAGGCGCTCCGCTCAACCATGCTGGCGAGCGCGCGGGGAAACCTGTGGGAAGGCGCGGTCCGGTCGTCGAAAACGATCAGCTCGATCATCGTCTGGATCCGCTACATCCGCACCGGCCCGCCGGGCGCGCTGCTCATGGTCGGGAAGACCGAGCGGACGCTGAAGCGGAACATCATCGACCCGATGGTGCAGATGCTCGGCAAGAAGCGGTGCGACTACCGCGCTGGCGCGGGCGAGGTGACCATCCTCGGCCGCCTGATCTACGTGGCCGGCGCGAACGACGAGCGGGCCGCCGACAAGATCAAGGGCCTCACCCTCGCCGGGGCGTACCTCGACGAGGTCACCACCTACCCCGAGTCGTTCTTCCGGATGCTGGAGACCCGGCTCAGCGTCGAGGGCGCGCAGTGGTTCGGCACGACCAACCCCGAGGGTCCGAACCACTGGTTGAAGAAGACGATCCTCGACCGGGCCCGCCTGCACCTGCGGCGCGACGGCACGATCGTGGAGACCCAGGACCCGGACGCGCTCGATGTCCACCGCTTCAGCTTCGTCCTCGACGACAACCCGACGCTGCCGACCGCGTACGTCGACTCGCTGAAGCGCTCGCACCAGGGCCTGTTCTTCAAGCGGTACATCCTCGGCGAGTGGTGCCTGGCCGAGGGCGTGATCTACGACAGCTTCGACGAGTCCCGGCACGTCGTGGACCTCCTCCCCGACATGTCGCGGTGGATGTGCGTGGGCCTGGACTACGGCACAGTGAACCCCTTCGCCGCGCTCCTGGTGGGGCTGGGCGTGGACAACCGCATGTACGTCGCCTCTGAGTACCGGCACGACTCGCGGACCGCGAAGCGGCAGCTGACGGATGCCCAGTACAGCGTCGGCGTGCGCCGCTGGCTGTCGTCGTACGAGCACCGCGGGCAGAAGGGCGTCCAGCCGTCCTGGATCTTCGTGGACCCGTCCGCGGCCAGCTTCATGACGCAGCTCTGGTCCGATGGCGTGCCGGGTGTGGCCAAGGCCGACAACGAAGTGAAGGACGGGATCCGCAGCGTCAGCACGGCGTTCGGGGCGAACATCCTGTCCATCCACCGCTCCTGCACTGGCTTGCTGGAGGAACTACCAGCGTACGTGTGGGATGCGAAGGCCTCCGAGAAGGGCATTGACCAGCCGCTGAAGGTCGACGACCACAGCGTGGACGGTTTGCGGTACGGGCTGCACAGCTCGGTCAATGAGTGGCGGCACCTGCTGCCTTCGACGCCCCTGGAGGTGGCTGCCTGATGGCCGCGACGCTGTCCATCCCCGTCTACCTGTCGATCGGCAGCGGCTCCGCCATGGAGATCGGACAGATCAAGCTGTCGGCGGAGCCTGACGGCAGGGTCACCATGACCATCCTGGACATCGCCGCGGCCCTGCGAGAGACCGCAGCCTCCATGGAGGCCGCCGCGACGGAGGAGGTGGACGGTGCCGCTCCCTGACAAGAACACGGTCTGGCCACCGGTCCACCCGGCGATTCGTGCCGACATGGAGGACTGGGCCGCGTGGCTCTCCGCCAACCCCGACCGACTGGCCTACCGCTACCGCTACCGCAACCGGCACCGCGACAACGCCCGCTTCGGCCCCGAGAACAGGCCCTCCCAGTACCGCGGCGGCGTCGTCGGTCGCGTCTCTCGCTGGTTCTGGGGTGAGCCCACCCCCCTTGGTGAGAAGCGCGCCAACCTCCACATGCCGCTCGCCCGCGACATTGCCCGCACAAGCAGCGACCTGCTGTACTCCGAGCCGCCCACCCTGAAGGTCAAGAACACGACCGCCCAGGAGCGCCTCGAAGAGCTGATGGACACCGGCCTGAAGCGCACCCTGATCGCCGCCGGCGAGACCGGGGCCGCCCTCGGCGGGGCGTACCTGCGGATCGTGTGGGACACCGACATCAGCGACCGGCCCTGGATCGGCGTCGTCCACGCCGACGGCGCCGCACCCGAGTTCGCATACGGCGAGAAGCTGAAGTCCGTCACCTTCTGGACCGTGATCCTCGTCGACGGACAGCGCGTCGTCCGGCACCTGGAGCGGCACGAGCCCGGCTACGTGCTGCACGGCGTGTACGACGGCACCGAGGACAATCTCGGCAAGCCGCGAGGCCTGGAGGAGTTCGAGCAGACGAAGGCGTTCCTGCCGGTGCGGCAACTGCCGCCGGGGATGGAGAAGAAGCTCCTCGTCTCCTACATCCCGAACACCATGGTCGCCCCTGACTGGCGGGACATCCCCGGCGCAGCCGGGCTCGGCACCTCGGACTACCAGGGGGCCGAGACGTTCCTCTCGGCGATCGACGAGACGTACACGTCGTGGATGCGAGACGTCCGCCTGGCGAAGTCCCGCATCATCGTCCCGGCCGGCTACCTGCTGAGCAACGGGCCCGGCATGGGCGCCGTGTGGGAAGACCGCGACGTCTACGCACCGATGAACGTGCCGCCGACGTCAGACCACCAGATCACCCTGAACCAGTTCGCCATCCGGCACGAGTCGCACCGGGCCACAATCGAGGAGCTGGTCGGCAAGGTCGTCCGCAACGCGGGCTACTCCGGCAGCACCTTCGGCGACGACGGCGACGGGCCCGCGGCGACGGCCACGGAGATCAAGGCACGCGCGGCGCGCAGCATGAGCACGCGCGCACGCAAGGCCGAGTTGAGCGTGGTGGGGATCGCCGACATCACGGAGTCCTACCTGCTGCTGCTGGCTTCGGGCATGTTCCCCGGGTACAGCGGCATCGAGGTGGAGCGGCCGGACGTGGAGTTCCAGGACAGCGTCCAGGACGACATCAAGACCCTCGCCGAGACCGCGTTGGCTCTACAGCAGGCGGAGGCCGCGTCGACCGAGGCCAAGGTCGCGCTGATCCACCCGGACTGGGACGAGAAGGAGCAGCAGGCGGAGGTCCGCCGGATCCAGAAGGAGACCGGACGCCTCGTCGAAGACCCGACCACCCTCGGTGCCGACCGGCCCGTCTTCGGCGAGGAGCCGGCCGACGAGGAGACCGACGCCGAGGAGTAGCGGGGGTGCGGCATGCCGGTCAGTCCCGACATGGCCGAGGACCTCGCGGCCGCGGTGTCCTCGTTGTACGAGCAGGCCGAGCTGGCGCTGATCGAGAAGGTCACCCGTGCGCTCGCCGAGGGCCTGGACTCGCCGCTATGGGTGGAGCTGAAGCTGGCCGCGGTCGGCAACCTCCGCACCGCGGTCGAGGAGATCATCACCGCGTTGCAGGCCGACGCGGCCGGGGCGATCCACCGGGCGGTCGCCGAGGCGTATGACCGGGGCCAGCAGGCCGCGATCGCCGAGCTCGGCGCGTTGGCTGTCGGCCCGGCCCTGGCCGCTGCCGAGGCGCTGCCAGCGGCGGCCGCGGTGGACCGGCTGGCGGCGGCGCTGGTGCAGGAGACCGGCCCGGCCCACGTGCGGATGCTGCGCACCGCGGTGGACGTGTACCGGCAGGTGATCGCGGAGGCGTCCTCGGCTCCCCTGCTCGGGGCGACGACGCGCCGGGAGGCGGCCGCGCGGGCGCTCGCGAAGTTCGCGGACAAGGGCGTGACCGGGTTCGTGGACCGGTCCGGGAAGGCCTGGAACCTGACGAGCTACGTGGAGATGGCCACCCGGTCCGCTGTCGGGCGCGCGGCCGTGCAGGCGCACACGGACAGACTCGCCGCTGCCGGCGTCCAGCTGGTGGTGGTGTCGGACGCCCCGGAGGAGTGCCCCCGCTGCGCACCTTGGGAGGGCAAGGTGTTGCGGCGTGAGGGCCCCTCCGGGGCTGGGGTGGTGGAGCTGGAGCACGCCACGGAGGACGACCGCATGGTGCGGGTCCGGGTAGCTGGGTCACTGCCGGAGGCACGGGCGGCTGGGCTGCTGCATCCGAACTGCCGTCACTCGGTGAGCATCTACCTGCCGGGCCTGAGGCGACCGCGACCGAAGCCCCCGTCCAGGGCGACGTACGAACGGACCCAGCAGCAGCGCTACTTCGAGCGGCAGATCAGGACGTGGAAGCGCCGGGTCGCCGCCGCGGTGGACGACGCGCAGCGGGCGCAGGCGAACGCGCGGGTGCGCGAGTACCAGGGGCGCGTGCGCGAGCTGGTCGCCCAGACCGGGCTACCGCGCAAGTCTCGCCGCGAGCAGATCAACGCAGCTCGCTAGCGCCGCTCAGGCTGCACCTGCTGCTCAAACTTGCGACAGCCCGGGTCCTTACACAGGTACGCGCCTGGAACGCGGGATCGGCCAGTGTCGCCCAAGAGCGTCACATCGACGTCGCCGGTGTACCAGATCTCATTCTTGCCACACGCCGGGCACTGCAGATCTGGCCGCCAGCCGCTCCGGTCGTCCCAGTTGCTCATATCTCGACCGTACGACGGCTGCCACCAGCTCGCCCGCTGACGCGGACCCCAGACTTCCGGCCGCCGCACGGCGCCCGGGCAACCCGAAACGGGAGAAGATCACCATGCAGGTCCCTTTCACACGCTCAGCCTTCAAGCACCCCCTCGCGACGCACTCCGCGCTCGACGTACTCGGCTACCGCCGCAACGGCATGCCGATCTACGCCATCGCGGGTGGCAACGGCGAGGGCGAAGGCGGATCCGAGTCCGGACAGTCCGGATCCGGTGAGTCCGGCCAGTCCGGACAGGGCGGATCCGAAGGCAACGGCAAGGCCGGTGAGCAGGGCGGACAGCAGTCCGGGAAGGAATCCGGGCAGTCCGGATCCGGCGCGGACGGCGGCACCGACTGGGAAGCCAAGTACCGCGAGGCCATCGGTCACTCCCGAGAGTGGGAGAAGCGCGCCAAGGCCAACTCGGGCGCTACGGAGGAGCTGGAGAAGCTCAAGGCCGCGAACATGACCGAGCAGGAGAAGGCCGTGGCCGCGGCCGAGAAGGCGGGCCGCACGGCTGCTGCTCAGGAAGCTCAGGCCGAGATCGAGAAGCGGGACGCACAGCTCCGAGAGCTGACGATCCGGGACGCGGTACGCGACCGGGCCGAGAAGCACGGCGCGAAGGCCACCGCGCTCCTCGACTCCCTCTCCTTCCGGCAGAAGATCGCCGACCTCGACCCGTCCGCGAAGACGTTCGGAGCGAACCTCGACGACGCGATCAAGGCAGCCGTCAAGGACAACCCGGCCTTCGCAGCGCAGACCGCCGGCAAGAGCGGCGGGGACCTGTCCGGCGGCACCGGCGAAGGCGGCGCGAAGCAGCGCGCCGGATCGCTCGCCGGGGCGATCACGAACCACTACCAGACCTGATCCAGGAGGATCACCATGCCCGTGACGCTCGCTCAGGCGCAGCTCAACACGGCGGCGGACATCGACTACGCCGTCATCGACAACCTCCGCCGCAACTCGTGGCTGCTTAACAACTTCGTCTGGGACGACACCGTCACCCCGGGCACAGGCGGCGGCTCCCTCACCTACGGCTACACCCGGCTGCTCGCCCCGAGCGCCGCGGCGTTCCGCCGGTTCAACGAGGAGTACGTGCCGTCGCAGGCCACGCGTGAGCGGAAGTCCGTGGAGCTCCACCCGCTGGGCGGCGCGTTCACGGTCGACCGGAAGCTGGCCCGCCTGGGCCCGGCCGCGTCGAACGAGATCAGCTTCCAGCTGGCGCAGAAGCTCACCTCGGTGCGCACCCGCTTCCAGCAGGAGCTGATCCTCGGCGACACCGCCGTGGACGACGCCGGCTTCGACGGCCTGGACAAGGCGCTCGTCGGTCAGTCCACGGAGTTCCTGCCGCTGGCCGAGGGGGTCACCACCGGCTACCTCGACTGGTCGCCGCAGACGGTGAACACCGAGGACCTGGCCATGTCGGCGTTCGACGCGTTCGACGACTTCCTGTCGCGGATCATGGGCTCGCAGACCGGCTCCGGTGACACCGGCGCGCAGGGTTCGATCCCGTCCGGCGTGAAGGCCATCCTCGGCAACACCAAGAGCATCGCCCGGATCAAGTCCCTGGCCCGCCGCGCCTCGCAGTTCACCAGCGAGAAGAACAACCTGGGCATGCTGATCGAGCGCTACGGCGACTGGGTACTGGTCGATCTCGGCGACCGCGCCGACGACTCTGGCCCGATCATTCCGATCCGCTCGGCCGACGTCGACGGTGGCGGCGCGGGCGGCGTCATCACCGGCCTCACCGACATCTACGCCGTGTCGCTGGGCCTGGACGCGTTCCACGGCGCGAGCATGGCGGGCACCCCGCTCGTCGAGACCTACCTGCCCGACTTCACCGTGCCCGGCGCCGTCAAGAGCGGCGAAGTCGAGATGGGCCCGGTCGCGGCCGTCCTGCGCAACACCAAGGCCTGCGGCGTCCTGCGCAACGTGAAGGTGCGGTGATCAGCATGAACAAGTACAGGATCGAGGCCCCGGTCCGCGCGTTCACGGGCGAGTCCGTGGGCGTGCACTTTCGCCAGGGCACCGGCCACGTCGACGACAGCACCAAGGAGGGTCGGGCGGCGGTGGAGTACTTCCGCCGACACGGCTACGGCGTCTTCCCCGCCGACCAGGAGACCGAGGAGACCACCGAAGTCGCGGCCCCGGCGGACGCGATGACCAACCTCGGCCACGGCTCGGCCCCCTCGGTCGGGTACGGGCTCGGTGTCCAGGACGGTTCCGTGCCGACCGGTGGCGGCGAGGAGTTCGACCCGTCCGAGCACAAGCAGGACGACGTCCTCGCCTACCTCGACCGCACCGACGACGAGACCGAGCGCCAGCGCGTCATCGACGCCGAGGCGAACGGCAAGAAGCGCAAGGCCATCCTCGCCCGCGGCGAGCAGAAGCAGGAGGACCAGAAGTGACGCTCCTCGGCACCTTCAAGGGCAACCCCCGCAACGACCTCGGCTGGCTCAACTCCGCCGGCCGCCCGGACCCGGACGTCACCTTCCACCGGGCGAACCTGCCCCGCGTGGGCCTGGACGACGTCCCTGCGGCCGCGACCGGCGTGATGTGCTCCGTCGCCCTGTACCTCCAGGACGGCGACCGCATCAGCAACCTGACGTTCATCAGCGCGGGCACCGCCGGTGGCACGCTGACGAACCAGATCGCCGCCCTGTACTCCGGGGCCGGCGCGCTGCTCGCGCAGTCGGCGGACAAGACGAACGAGGCGTGGGCGGCGGACACCGCGAAGACGTTCGCGCTCGCCTCGGCGGTCCGGATCACCAAGTCGGGCATCTACTACGCGGCGCTCGCCATCGCCGCGTCCACGGTGCCGACGCTGGTCGGTTCGCTCGGTGCGAAGCCGTTCCTGACGGGTGAGGGCAACCTGGCACAGACATCCGGTTCCGGCATCGGCGCCACGGCCCCGGCGACGATCGCCACTCCCGCGTTCAAGCGGCACGTGCCGCTCGTCATCGCGACCTGAGAGGGGACGGACCATGCCTCTCTCTGGAGCGATGTTCGCCGTCTCGGCGTTCGGCGAGCTGACCCAGGCGCTCGACCTGGGCACCGGCAAGGCAGCACAGTCCCTGTCCCGCTCGATGTCCCTCGGTTCGGGCACCGGCGCGGGCAAGGCGGACCGCATCTTCTCCGACCGGCGCACGCTGGCCGCGTCGGCGACCGAGGACCTCGACCTGGCGGGCGTGCTCCTCGACGCGTTCGGCAGTGCGATCACCTTCGCCCGTATCAAGGGCCTGATCATCGCGGCGGCGGCCGGTAACTCGAACAACGTCGTCGTGGGCGCAGCGTCGTCAAACCCGTGGGCCACTCTCCTCGGCGCCACCCACACGCTCACCCTGCGCCCGGGCGCGTTCGTGGCGGTGGGCACCGGCGTGGCCGATGCCACCGGGTACGCCGTCACGGCCGGCACCGGCGACCTGCTGAAGGTCGCCAACTCCGGCGCCGGTACGAGCGTCACGTACGACGTCCACATCATCGGCGCGTCCGCGTAGCCGATCCGTACCGCGACGAGGGAGGCCCGGGCGGCGGGCCTCCCTCGCGCGCTCATACCGAGGAGGCGCGCCGTGGCCGATGTGGTCGCCAACATCGCCAAGGGCCGGATCCTGCACTACGCCGGGCTCCCGGCCGCCAGTGACGGGCTCGTGGCCATCCCTCTGGAGGCGGCCGGGCTGCCGTCCGATGACGTGCTCCAGGACTACGACACCGTGGCCGACTTGCTCGCGGGCCCTGCCAACGAGCAGACCAGCATGGGCCGAGTGTCGCTGACCGGGGTGGTGGTGTCGGTCAACGACACCACGAACTCGGCCAGCTTCGACGCGAACGACATGAGCTGGCCGCTCGCCACCGGCGCGCCCACGGGCAAGGTACTCATCGCCTACGACCCGGACACCACCGGAGGCACGGACGCGTCGCTGGTCCCGCTGACCTACCACGACTTCACGGTCACCCCGGACGGCACGGACATCGTCGCCCGCGTCCACACCGACGGCATCAGCGTCGACTCCAACGCCTGACCGGGGAGGCCACGGTGCCGCTGCTGGAGACCCTCGAAGACTCCTTCACCGGGGCCCTGGACCTCACGAAGTGGCCCAACTCCTACGGCGACCCGGCAACGGTCGGCGGCCGCGGCCGGATCCCCTGCACCGTGGGTGGCTTCGCCGGGCTCCGCTCCGCCACCAGCTACACCCTGGCGGGCTCGCACTACCTTCTGCGCGCCTACCCGCCAGCCGCGAACGGCGCCGTGTCGACTGCCGCCTTGTCGGTGCTGGTGCTCACCGACACGGGCGGCACCGACGCCGGGTTCATCATCGACACCGCCCAGGGTGCGATGGGCCTCTACCTCCGCGAGGGCTACGCCGACGGAGGCGCGCTCTTCCCGCCGTACGATCCGGTCGCTCACGCCTGGCTCAGGCTGCGGGAGACGGGCGGCACGCTGTTGTGGGAGGCATCCCCCGATAGCTCCAACTGGACTGTGCTACGCACCGCCCCGACCCCGACTTGGGCGGCGGACACGAACCTCTCACTGCTGCTGGAGTCGACCCGCACGGACGGCTCCAACAACTTCGCTGAGCTCGACAACGTCAACCTCCCCACCAACCTGGTCCTGCTGGGCGCAGCCCGTACGGCCGCCTCGGCCCAGCCGCTCGCCGGGCGGAAGGCCTACCCGCTCGGCGCCGCCCGCTCCACTGTCGAGGCCCGGCCGCTGAGCGTCGCCCACGTCGTCCAGCTCGGCGCCGCGCGCACCCACGCCCACGCAGGCACCATCGCGCGCCTGCCCCGGCCCGCACGCACCCTCACGCCCAACGCGTCCGGGCCCACGCTCATCCCCTCCACGACCGGGCCGCAGCTGGCCACGACCTCGACGACAGGAGGCTGACCATGCCCGACGTGGGAGACACCGTCACCGCGTCCCTGACCGTCGACCCCTACGACGCCACCACAGCCGCCACGCTGGCCGTCACTGCGCCGACCGGAACGGTCTCCTCACCCCCGACCGGCACGGCCGACGGGGGGAAGACCTGGATCGCGTCCCTCACATACACGGCCGCCGGCGTGTGGCTGCTGTCGTGGACGGTGACGGGCACGGGCGCCAGCGTGCAGCACGAGCGGGTCGGCGTGGCACCGGCCCCTCTCGTCGCGGCTCCCGGCCGGGTGTACGCCACGACAACGCAGCTCGCCGAATACCTCGGCGCGGCCCCGCCTCTCGACAGCGCACGGCTTCTGCTGGAGGCGTCGCGGATGCTGGACAGGGACTTCCTCACAGCGGCTGTGTACGACGTCGACAAGGTCACAGGCCTGCCGACCGATGCGGAGGTCGCTGAAGCGTTCGCCGAAGCGGTCTGTGCACAGGTGGAGTTCTGGGGGGAGGTCGGCGTCGAGACCGACATCTCCGGCCCGCTGCAAGGCGTCAGCATCGGCAGCGTGCAGCTCCAGTTCGGTGCAGGTGAAAACCGGTCCGGGCCCTCGTACTACGCGCCGAAGCTGCTCCGCGCACTCCAGGCCCTGTCCGGCGACAAGTTCAGCCTGATCGCCTGGGCAGCGTGCTGATGGCCACGATTCCGCGCCGCTACCTGGTCCACACGATCACCGTCGAGGACTACCTGGGCAACAGCAGCAAGGGCCCCAAGTACGCGCCCGGGCGCACGGTGCGCTGCCTCCTCGACGAGCAGACGCGAGCCGTCCGAACACCTGGCGGCGAGCAGGTCACCTCGACCTCAACCGCCTATGCCGGGCCCGAGGAGAAGAAGGCCCCGCCGCTGTCTCGGGTCACCCTGCCGGATGGCCGGGTCACGACCGTGATCCAGACGAAGAACCGCGACGGCCGAGGGCTCGGCACCCCGAACCACGTGGAGTTCCAACTCGAGTAGCAGCGGGAGGCCTCCATGCCGCAGAACTTCCGGCTGCGCTTCCAGGGGACCGCGGCGTCACGGCAGATCCGCGACGGCGCCGCGGCCGGGGTGTATCTCGCCGCCGAGCATGTGCTGGCCGGCAGCAACGACGTTGTGCCCCTCGACGAGGCCGAGCTGCAGCGCTCCGGCACCGCCAGCGTGGACCCGCCGTCGCTGACCGGGATGGTTTCTTATGACACCCCGTACGCCGTGGTCCAGCATGAGCGACTCGATTACCGGCACGCGCCCGGCCGAACCGCGAAGTACCTGGAGCGCACGCTGAACGCCAGCCGCGCCGAGGTCGCAGCGATCATCGCCGCGCAGGTGAGGCGGGCGATGCGGTGAGTGGATACACCAGCAGCCTCCTCGACGGAATCGCCGGTCTCCTCGCTGAGGCCGGCGTCGGTGTCTTCGACCCCGATGGCATCGTCTCGGACCCGGCCACGGGGATCTTCCGGGGCGTCATGCCGGACACCCCGGCCCGGGCGCTCGGCATCACCGCATACCCGGTCGCCGACGACGACACCCCCAACGCCATCACCGGGGTGCAGGTCCGCATGCGCGCGGGCCGTGACCCGGACGCCATCGATGACCTCGCAGACCTCGTCTTCGACGCCCTGCACAACCGGCGGCACTACGACTGCGGCGGCGTCCACGTGCAGCTGTCGTGGCGCCAGTCGCAGGCGTGGATCGGTCAGGACAGCCAGCAGCGCATGGAGCTGACCGCGAACTACTACTTCCGGGCCGACAGGGCCGGGACCTACCTGATCGATTGAGAGGATCGGCATGAGCACTCCCACGCCCACCAACGCCCTCGCCCGGCGCTGGAAGATGGACCTGGACCTGTCCGCCGCAAAGGACGGCAGCGACTGGAGCAGCGTCATCGGCATCACCGAGTTCACCCAGAGCGCCGAGCCCAACATCGAGGACTCCAGCGACTACGACTCGGGCGGCTGGGCCGGTAACACCAAGACGGGGCAGGCCTGGGAGGTCAGCCTCACCGTCAACCGCCGCATCAACGACCAGGTGAAGGTGTACCACCCCACGCACGAGGCCCTGAGGCTGGCGTCGTTCGCGTTCGGCAGCGCCTCCGAGGTCCACGTCCGCTACTACGACCGCGACGGGCTCCCGGAGGCATACGAGGGGACCGCCCTGGTGACGTGGGCGCCGTCCGGCGGCGAGTACACGGCGCTGGACCAGGTCGAGGTGACTCTCACCGGCACCGGCCCGCTCGTCCCGATCACCAACCCGGTTGCCTGATGGGGAACTTCGAGGCGCTCGACGACTTCCTCTCCGACGGGCTCACCCTGCCCGTCAAGGGCGAGGACGGCGTGGTGCACGAGTACCACATTCCGGACCCGTCCGCCGAGGCGGGCATCAAGATCGAGCGCATCACCAGCCTCGCGGCCCGGCTCGCTGCCGGGGGCACCGCCCCGAACACGGCCGTCCTCGACGACGAGGAGGAGCTCGACCTGTACCGGCTCTGTCTGGGCCCGGTCTACGACAAGCTCCGTGCCGAGACGTCGTGGTCGATGTTCAAGCACGTCAGTCTCACCGTGATGTTCTGGGTCACCACCGACGAGGACACCGCCCTCCAGTTCTGGAAGACGGGCGAAGCCCCGGGAAAAGCGGCACGGAACCGGGCGGAGCGGCGAGCGATGTCGCGCGACTCCTCGGCAAAGGGTGCGGCGAACGGGACCCCGTCACCGGCCTCTACGAGTGGTACGAGGGCGGGATCCCAGCACCGAAGCAGGGGCGGACGCGGCAGGGGCCCCCGGCCGACCTGAGCTGGCAGACGCTGCTGGAGCAGTGGCCGCTCATCGAGGCCGACCTGCACCAGGTGTACGGCGTCGACGTCGAGTCCGGCATCCTCCGCCAGCGCACATGGCGCTGGTTCCAGGCCCGCGTGCTCGGCCTCCTCTCCTGCGAATCGCGCCTACAGCGCCACTTCAACCCTCCCGAGGAACCCAAGCCCCACACCCGACGGAGGTGAGCCGTGGCGCTCCAGGTCGGCGAACTCAACGCCATCCTCACGGTCGACGACCGCACCGTGGACCCCGCCCTGCGCCGCGCCGAGAACGCCATGCGGGACGCCGGGCGGGCGATGGGCGCCGACGCCGACCGCGCCGGACAGCAGGCAGGCGAAGGACTCGGCGACGGTCTCGTTCGGGGCGCCGATGGCAGGCTCCGCAACGCCCGGGGCCGTTTCGTCGCCGCCGGCCGCCGGGCAGGGGACGCGGTCGGTGACGGCCTGGCGGACGGCGTGGGTGACGGCGCAGACGAGGCCGTCGCTGAGGCTGAGGGCGGGCTGACCCGGCTTCAGACCATCGCGCTCGCCGCGGGGGCCGCCGCGGGTGCGGTCCTGATGAACGCCTTCGGCCAGGCCCTGGAGCAGGAGACGATCACTGCGCGGCTCGGCGCGCAGCTGGGGAAGACTCCGGCGGAGGCGCAGCGGTACGGCAAGATCGCGGGCCAGCTGTACGCGAACGCGATCACGGAGGACTTCCAGACTGCGGCCGACACCATCGGCTCGGTCATGGGCTCGGGGCTGATCGACGCCGACGCGACGAACGCGGAGATCCAGAAGGTCTCCACAAAGGTCGCGGACCTGACCGGCCTGTTCGGCCAGGACCTGCCGAAGGTCGTCAACGCGGCGAAGCAGCTGATCCAGACGGGCCTGGCGAAGAACTCGACCGAGGCCCTGGACCTGATCGCAAAGGGTTTCACCACAAATGTGAACAAGGCCGACGACTTTTTGGACACGCTCAACGAGTACAGCGTCCAGTTCAAGCGGGTCGGCCTGGACGGCAAGACCGCCATCGGCCTCATGACCCAGGCCATCGCCAAGGGCGCCCGCGACAGCGACCAGGTCGCCGACGCCATCGGCCAGTTCGGCGAACGCGCGCTCGCCGGAGGCAAGCCGGTCGAGGACGCCTTCAAGGGCATCGGTCTGAACGCCGACACCGTCGTCGCGAAGCTGAAGAAGGGCGGCAAGTCCGGTGTCGAGGCCCTCCAGATGACGACCGACGCCCTCCGCAACACCACCGACGAGACGGACCGCCTTGCCGCGGCCGGTGCTCTGTTCGGTGACCCGGGCATCGTCATGGGCGAGGCCCTGTACGCCCTCGACCCCGCCTCGGCGGCGGCCGCGTCCGGCATGGACAAGGCCGCCGGGGCTGCGGACAAGCTCGGCAAGGGCATCCACGACACGGCCGCCGCGAACATCGAGCGCTTCAAGCGCGGCGCCATGCAGGAGCTGGTCGACTTCATCGGCGGTCGGGTCATCCCCACCGTCATGAAGCTGGGCGGCTTCATCAAGGAGCACTCGGGCGCCTTCAAGGTCGCCGGCGCCGTCATCACCGCTGTGCTCGTCCCGGCTCTGTTCTTGATGGGCGTCACGGCCACCGCCGCGGCCGGCCGGGTGATGTGGGGCTGGGTCACGTCGGGCGCCGCCGCGGTGAAGGGAGCCGCGATCCAGATCGGTGCGGCTGCCCGCACGGCCGGCGCCTGGACGCTGATGAAGGCCCGCGCGATCGGTTCGTTCGTTGCGACGGCCGCGTCGGCCACTGCCAACGCCCTGCGCACGGGCGCAGTGTGGGCCGCCTCGGCCGCGCGGATGACCGCTACGTGGCTGGTGGGGATCCTCCGCGTCGCCGCGGTGACGGTGGCACAGTTCGCGATGATGGCTGGCCGCGCGGTGATCTGGGCCGCGACGATGGCCGCACAGTGGCTGATCGCCATGGGCCCGATCGGCTGGATCATCGCGATCGTCATCGGCCTGGTGGCGCTGATCATCGCCAACTGGGACAAGGTCAAGGCCTACACCGAGATCGCCTGGAACTGGGTTGTCGCCCAGCTCAAAGGTGCCGTCAACGCGATCCTCGCCGGGATCGAGTGGCTGGGGAAAATCCCCGGGAAGATCGCTAACTGGTTCGGTCAGGCCAAGGACTGGGCGGTCAAGAAGTCGCTCGCCCTGGTCGCGTGGATGGTCGGCCTGCCCGGGCGCATCAGCAACGCCCTGGCCAGCCTCCTCGGCGTCCTGCGGCAGCGCGCCACCAGTGCCTTCCAGGCCCTCCGCGATGCGGCGGTGCAGAAGGCCCTCGCCCTCGTCTCGTGGGTGCGCGGCCTGCCGGGCCGGATCTCGGCGGGCATCGGCTCCCTGAACAGGTTGCTGGTGTCCAAGGGCGTCGCGGTCGTGCAGGGCCTGTGGTCCGGCATCTCGTCGATGGGCGGCTGGATCAAGTCCAAGCTGCTCAGCTGGGCCCGGTCGATGATCCCCGGCCCGATCGCCAAGGCCCTCGGCATCGCTTCACCGTCCAAGGTGACGCGCGCTCAGGGCCGGTGGATCGCCCGGGGCCTCATCGACGGGCTTACCGGCTCGTCGAAGCAAGTCAAGTCCGCCTCCACCAAGTTGGCGGACATCGTCCGTGACGGCCTCAACCCCGGCAAGCGGCGCTCCAAGGCGCTCAGCACCATCAGCTCCGGCACGAAGAAGCTGATGTCGCTCGCCAACCAGGAGGGCAAGCTGGCGACGCGGATGAAGACCGCGACGAAGAAGCTCGCCGACCAGATCAAGGCCCGCGACAAGCTGGCCGCGGACGTGAAGAAGGGCGTCCTCGACTCGGCGAACATCACGTCGAAGGAGAACACCGGCGGCTGGCCGCAGACCGCCGAGACGATCCTGGCCGGGCTGAAGCAGGACCGGGCCGCCGCCGAAACCTTCGCGAAGAACCTGGCGACGCTGCGGAAGAAGGGCGTGAGCGCGGACCTCATCGCGCAGATCGCCCAGGCCGGCGTGGAGCAGGGCTCGGCTGCCGCTGCTGCTCTGGCCAACGCCAACAGCAGCCAGATCAAGCAGATCAACCAGGAGCAGAAGCTCCTCGTGTCGGCTGCCGGGTCTGCCGGTTCGGCTGCGGGCAATGCCATGTACGGGGCTGGGATCGCCGCCGGCCAGGGCCTGGTGCGTGGTCTGCAGAACCAGCAGAAGTCCATCGAGCGGCAGATGCTGAAGATCGCCAAGGGCATGTCCAAGTCGATCCGGAAGGCGCTTGGCATCAAGTCGCCGAGCCGGGTGATGGCGCTGGTCGGCCAGTACACCGCGCAGGGCCTCATCCGCGGCATGGAGGGCCAGCGCACGGCCGTGAACCGGTCGATGGCCTCTCTCGTGGAGACGCCCTCAGCGGGGTCGTGGGACATGGCCGGCGCCCGGGCTCGCGCGGCCGCGTCGCAGAAGGTCGTGCTGGAGCTGCGTTCCTCGGGCCGCCAGGCCGACAACTTCGTCATGGAGTCCATGCGCCGCAGCGTGCGCAAGAAGGGCGGCGGTGACGTCGACCTGGTCATCGCGGGAAGGAGGAGCAGCTGATGGCGTTCCCGGAGGACACGCTCGGCGCGATGGTGGAGTTCGCCATCGGCGGGGTGTGGACTGACGTCACGCAGCACGCGCAGCTGTCGGACCTCATCACGCACGAGCGTGGGCGCTCGGGCGAGGGGCAGGCGGTCGACCCGGCCGCCTGTTCCCTGGTCCTGCGCAGCCCTGCCGGCCTGTACTCGTGGCGCAATCCTCGGAGCCCGTACTACGGGAAGCTCGGCCCGAACACGCCGATGCGCGTGTCCGTCCACACGGGCGACCGGTACCTGTGGCTGCCGGACACCGTAGGGAACGCGGCCTCGACGCCCGACGCGGCCGCTCTCGACATCGTCGGCGACATCGACGTCCGCATCGACTGCACCCTCGACCGCTGGGTCTCCACCAACGTCTTGCGCGAGCTGTGCAGCAAGTACGGCGTCACCGGCAACCAAAGAAGCTGGGGGCTGTTCGTCTCGACCGCCGGAAGGGCCACGTTCCGGTGGACGACCGACGGCACGACCATCCAGCAGTACGATTCCACCGCCCCGTTCCCGGTACTCCCCGGCGAGCGGCTCGCCCTGCGCGTCACCCTCGACGTGGACAACGGGGCCAGCGGCCACACGATCACCTACTACACCGCGCCGACCATCGCAGGCCCCTGGACGCAGCTCGGCACACCCGTGATCAACTCCGGGACGACGAGCGTGTTCTCCTCGACCGCACCGGTCATCGTCGGCGACACCACCGACCTCGGGTTCGAGCGGCCCGCCGGCCGGGTCCATGCCTTCGAGCTGCGCTCCGGCATCAACGGCACCGTCGTTGCCGCTCCGGACTTCTCGCTGCCTGCGGCGGGCGTCGCTTCGTTCGTGGACTCAGCGGGCCGCACGTGGACGCCTGCGAGTGGGGCGGAGATCACCAACCGGCAGATCCGTTTCAGCGGTGAGTACTCCGACTGGCCCGCCCGTTGGAGCAACGGCGGTCACCTCATCCGCGTCGAGGGCGAGGGCGCGGGCATTCTCCGCCGCCTCAATCAGGGCAAGAAGCTCCTGCAGAGCACCCTGCGGCGGCGCATCCCCTCGGCCAACCCCCTGGCGTACTGGCCGATGGAGGACGACACCGCAGCTACCCAGGCCTACAGCCCGGTGCCCGGCGTCACTCCGATGAAGCTGACCAACTTCGACATGGCCAGTGACGACAGCCTCGGTGGCTCGTCAGCGCTGCCCGTCCTCCAGCCCGGAGGCTCCCTCTCGGCGAGCGTGCCGCCTCCCGCATCCGGCACGGGCCCGTGGCACGTAGAGCTGGTCAACTACATCCCGGCCGCGCCCGTCGCCCAGGCCGTGCTCTACGAGATCGCGTGCTCTGGTACGGGCAACCGCTACCGGGTCCGCGTGCAGACCAACAGCGTGCAGCTCCAGGTCCTCGACGCCGACGACAACCAGCTGCTCCTCACCAGCACCACGGCCGGCAGTCAGCCGAACTTCTTCGGCAACTGGAACCGCGTCCGCGTCTTCGCCCGCCAGAACGGCGCCAACGTCGACGTGGACCTGGGGTGGCTGAACGCGGCGAACTCCAGCGGCGGCCACTTCCACACCGGCAGCTTCGCCGGGACGGTCGGCCGGGTCACCTCGGTCCGGTCCAGCTTCGGCGCCGGCCTGGAGGGCACAGCGATCGGGCACCTGGCCGTGTTCCAGGCGAGCAACACCGCCGTGTTCAACGACGCGGACAACGGGTTCGGTGGCGAGCTGGCCGCGGCGCGGCTGACCCGGCTGGCTGCCGAGGAGTCCCTGTCGCTCGTCATCACCGGCGACACGTCCGAGACGGCCGCCATGGGTGCGCAGCGCCCGGCGACGCTGCTGGAGCAGCTGGAGCAGTGCGAGCAGGCCGACGGCGGCATCCTCATCGAGGACCGCTCCCGGCTGGGCCTGCGCTACCGGACCCGGGCCTCGCAGTACAACCAGACACCGAAGCTCACCCTGTCCTACGGGTCGAAGGGCCTGGGTGCGCTGGAGCCGCTCGACGACGACGCCAACCTACGCAACGACGTCACCGTGGAGCGGGTCGGCGGCTCGTCGGGCCGGGCAGAGCTCACCAGCGGCCGCCTGTCCGTGCTGGACCCGCCCGACGGCGTGGGCCGGTACGACGACTCCGTCTCGATCAACTTCTTCACCGACAGCCAGACCGAGCCCATGGCGCACTGGCTGATGCACCTCGGCACGGTCGACGAGGCCCGCTACCCCGTGGTCACCCTGCGGCTGCACAAGGCCCCGTCGCTGATCCCGACCGTCCTCGACATGATCGAGGGCGACCTGATCCGCATCACGGACCTGCCGGACTTCCTGCCGCCGGGCCCGGTGGACCTGATCGTCCAGGGCCTGACCGAGCGAATCGGGGTGCGCACTTGGGAGATCGATTTCGTGTGCGCCCCGGGCTCACCGTGGCGCGTGGGCGTCGTCGAAGACCCGGTCCTCGGCCGGGTCGACACCGACGGCAGCGAGCTGGTCGCCGCAGTCGACGAGGACGACACTGTGCTGACCGTACGGGCCCTCGACGGCATCACCTGGGTCACCGCCCTGCCAGCCCTCACGGCCAACCCGTACCTCGAGTCGAGCCTGACGGGCTGGTTCGGCAACGGCGGCACCCTCGAGCGGGTCACCGCCCCGGAGCCGAAGCCCTTCGAGGGCGCGTGGGCCATGAAGTTCACCCCCGATGGGGTGGCGCAGTTCCCCAACGCCGGTGGCAGCGCAGTGCCGGTGACGGTCGGCCAGCAGTACGTCATCTCCGGCTGGCTCCGCTGCGCCGCCAGCAGGACGATCAACTTGAACATCAACTGGTTCACCACGGGTGGCGCCTACCAGGCAACTGACGCCTCAGGCCTCGCAGTGGTGGCCAACACCTGGCGCTGGTTCGAGCTGACCGCGACAGCCCCGGTCGGGGCGCTCACGGCAAACGCGGCCCCGACCGTGGCGAACTTCCCCCCGTCCGCAGACGTGCTGTGGGCTCACGGCGTGACCATCCGCCCGGCCGGGGGCAAGCCGCAGGAGTTCCCCTTCGACGTCCAGCTCGGCGGGGAGCACGTCACAGTCGACGCCATCGCGGACTCGGTCCGGGACGCCTTCGGCCGGACCGTGGCCGCCGGCGGATGGGGGCAGGCCGACTCGGGCCAGGCCTGGACCGTGGCACCGAGCGCGGACCACAGCGTCGGCGGCGGGTACGGGGTGGCGGCGCAGCCGAGTACGGGCATCGCCCACCTCGCCCTGGTGCCGGCGCCGGGCACCGATGTGGATCTGTACGCGGATGTCGCCGTTTCCGCCCTGGCCACGGGGGCGTCAGTGTTCACCGGACCCGTCGCCCGGGCCGTGGACAACAACTCTCTGTACCAGGCGCGGGTGGAGGTCACGACGGCCGCGGGCCTGGTGCTGACCGTGCGCAAGCGAGTGAGCGGCACCGAGACGCAGCTCGGCACGTACACCAGCACGCTCACGCACGTGGCGGGCACCTTCTACCGGGTGCGTTTTCAGGTGATCGGGAGTGCTCTGAAGGCGAAGCTCTGGCTCGCCTCTGATCGGGAGCCGGACCTGTGGCAGATCGACGTGGCTGACACGTCGTTGGTCGCCGCGGCATCCGTCGGGGTGCGCAGCTTCCGCAACACCGGCAACACCAACGCGGGGCTGGAGACGCGCTTCGACAACCTCCGACTGGCCAATCCGCAGACGTGGACCGTGCGCCGCAGCCGCAACGGCGTCATCAAGGACCAGACCGCGGGCACGGACGTCCGGCTCGCCACCCCGACCATCGTCGCCCTGTAGAGGAGGAGCACCGTGCCCTACGAGCCGTGGCAGCCCGGCATGAACATCACGGCGGGACGACTGCGGTCGATCTCGCCGACCTGGCAGGACTGGACCCCAATGTGGACCACGTCAACCGGGGTCAACACGCCCTCGTTCGGTAACGCGGTCCTCGCCTGCCGCTACGCCCTTTCCGCCACCAGCTGCTTCGGCACGTTCGACATCGTCTTCGGCTCCACCACCAACTTCGGTGGCGGAGGGTCGAGCGACAACTGGCGGTTCTCTCTCCCAGTGCCGGCGGCGGCCGTCGTGTCCTGCATCGGCTTCGCTGAGCTGAACAAGTCGACGTCGAAGCGGCACATGGCCAGGATGCGACTCACGACGACGAGTGTGTTCGAGCTGGAGCTGAACACCGGCGCCCCTGACGGCCTGGACACGACGGCGGACGGCGCCACCGGTGGCGGTAAGGGCCTCGTCGACGCGGTCGGCCCGTGGTCGAGCGGTGTCGCAGGTACGACGTGGGCGTCCGGCTACGCGATCCGAGGCGAGTTCCAGTACGAGACCGCCAGCTGACCCACGCACATCCCGCAGCCCCGTGCCGACCGGCCGGGGCTCCTTTTCATACAACAGGAGGGCTCATGGCTCAGAACCCCGCCCCGTCCGACATCGGGCAGCGCGCTTACGCCGCCTACGGCGAGTCCACCGGCGGGCTCACTCACGACGGCCGACAGATGCCCCCGTGGGAGGACCTCGGCGAGGACGTCCAGACCGCCTGGAACGTCGCCGCGTACGCCGTCTGGTCCGCCGCGCAGAACGGGGGCAGTGGTGCCTGAGCTGTGGATGCCCGGCGCGGCCCGGCTGGATGTCGGCGACCACGCGTCGACCGACGGCGGCCCGGCCAAGGCCATCGCGCACATCACGTGGGACCGCAACGCGACCGCGGCCAAGCCGCAGGACCTCGTCTCCTACACCAACCTGCGCAGCTACTTCGCCGGGAGCGGCGCCGGAGCCGCCCCGCACATCCTCTGGGACCCGTTCACCGGCAGCTTCACCCAGTTCGTGCCCGCCAACTCCCGCTCCAAGTCCCTCGCGGACAAGGCCGGCGGCACCCGCACCAACCGGGCGGGCTCGGTGGTCCTCCAGATCGAGGCCCTGTTCTTCCCGTACTGCCGCGTTCGTTCGACGGTCTACCCGAAGCTCACGGACACGCCCTGCAAGGGGTGGGCGGAGCTCCAGGCCTGGGTGCACTCGTGGGGAGTGCCGAACCGGTGGCCCATGGGCGCGCCGTCCGGGTTCAAGTCCCGCCGTTCTGGATCTACCTGGTCTAGCCAGAGCGGCTGGTACGCGCACGGCGACGTCCCCGAGAACGACCACACCGATCCCGGCTCGTGGCCCGCGTTCGTGGGAGCGCCTGCGCCGAGCAAGCCGCGCTACGAGCCGTTCCCCGGCGCTTCGTTCTTCGCGGCCGGCCGCCGCAGCCCGATCATCGCCGCGATGCACAAGCGGCTCGTCGCCGAGGGCTGCGACAAGTACGCCAGCACGGCCAACGCCGACGTGTGGGGCTCTGGCGACGAGCGCTCCTACGCGGCGTGGCAGCGCAAGCTCGGCTACGCCGGCGCCGACGCCGACGGCGTCCCCGGCCCCACGTCCTGGTCCAAGCTCCAGGTCCCCAACGTCTGAACACCTTCGGCAGATCGGAACACCATGAGCATCTTCGGCCGCGAGCCCGCCACGATCCTCGCGTTCATCGCCCTCACCCTGAAGCTGGGCGCCGCCTACGGCCTCGGCGTCACCGCCGACCAGCAGGCCCTCATCATGGCGTTCCTCGCCTGTGTCGTCGCCGTCGCCGAGGCGTTCATCCTGAAGACGGGCGCGGCCTTCGCCGCGCTCGTGAACCTCGGGCACGGCGCCCTCGCCCTGTTCCTCGGCTTCGGCCTCGAGATGAGCGCGGAGACTCAGGCCCTGTGGATGCTGCTCATCGAGGGCGGCCTCGCCCTGGTCGTGATCCGCCCGCAGGTGACGGCCCCTATCGCGGCGATGAAGCTGGAGCAGTCCAGCGTCGTCAAGGCCGCGTAGATCGGAGCGGTACGTGCCCGACGAGCTGAGCGTCGGCGAACTCGGGCGCACCGTCGACGCCCTCCGCCGGGAGGTCCAGGCCATGGGCCAGGGCATCAACTCACGCCTGGACAAGGTCGTCTCCACTGAGGTCTACGCCCTTCAGTCCGCCTACACCGATCAACGGATCAACACCCTCGGTCAGGAACTCCAGAAGGAGCGCGATGCCAACGCCGCGCTGGAGGACGCCTTCGAGCAGTACCAGCGCGACGAACGCGACCGCCGCGAGCGTGAACGGCAGGCCCGCCTCTACCAGATGATCGTGCCGGTCCTCATGGGTCTCCTGTCCGCGGCAATCGCGGTATGGGCGGTGGTGGTGAGATGAGGCGAGCGCACAAGCGGCGGCGGCGCTGGCGAGCTCCACGCGCCGAGTGGCTAGGCGTGCTGACCGGTCTCATCGCCGTCGGTCTCCTCGTCGCCCTGGCCGTGATGGTGGTTGACCTGTCCCAGGACCTGCGGACCGAGCACGCCGCCCGTGACGCGCTGGCCCGGCAGGTGGAGGAGCTCGGCGGGACGCCGGTGGTGGGCCCGCCGGGGAGCAGGGGCGAGCCCGGCGATTCGGTCACGGGGCCCCCAGGACCGTCGGGCGAAGGGGGCGAGTCAGGCCCGACGGGGCCGCCCGGGCCGAGCGGTTCGCCTGGGCAGCCCGGCCGGGACGGTGCCGATGGAGCCTCGGCTACGGGTGCCCCAGGCGAACCTGGGGCCGCCGGAAGCCCTGGTGCGGCTGGCCCGCCTGGAGACGCCGGCGCTGCAGGCCCGCCTGGGCCGCAGGGTGAGCCGGGCCCGCCGGGCGCGGATGGCGAGAAGGGCGAACAGGGGCCCGCGGGGTCGCCGCCGTCGAGCTGGACGTTCGTTTACCGCGGCGTGACGTACACCTGCACCCCCACCGGGAGCGGTTCGACGGCCTACTCCTGCGAACCCACCGAAGGCGACCCGGATCCTGATCTGCCTGGCCCGCTCGCGGCCGCGCTGGACCCGACCCGCCGGCAGTACCCGTGAACACAGTGCCCCTCTCGCCTCCGGGCGGGAGGGGCCGTTTCGTTTCTCCAGTACGACCTTTCCACCCACACAGGGGGCGCACGGCCGGAACTGCGGAATTCGCGCCTCCGACGGCCGCTATCAACAGCACATGGTCAAAGCTCTGTCGCGCGGCCTGGCCGCCGCCCTCGCCGTCCTGTCCTTCACCACCTCACCGCCCGCCCACGCCGCCGAAACACTCCCGCTCACCGACGCCGTCGCCATGCTGCCCATGGCCGACGAGAACCGCTCCGGCTACAGCCGCGACAAGTTCCGCCACTGGAACGCTGGCGACGACCCTGCCGACGGCTGCAACACGCGGAACGAGGTCCTCATCCACGAGGCGATCGAGCCGCCTACGGTCGGCCCGAGCTGCCGTCTGACCGGCGGGCACTGGTGGTCGTACTACGACGCGATCACGGTGACATCAGCCTCAGGCCTGGACATCGACCACATGGTCCCTCTCGCCGAGGCCTGGGACAGCGGCGCGTCGTCCTGGACCGCGCAGCGTCGAGAGCAGTACGCCAACGACCAGGGCGCCGAAGCGTCCTTGGTAGCTGTTACCGCCCGCTCGAACCGGCAGAAGGCGGACCAGGACCCCTCCACCTGGATGCCGCCCGCTGCGGAGGCCCACTGCCGGTACGCGGCTGAGTGGGTTGGGACAAAGCTCCGCTGGAGCCTAGCCGCGGACACACCCGAGCTGGCGGCCCTGGGTGACGTGGCCAGCAGTTGCCCTGCCCAGACCGTGACGTACGAGCCGGCCGTGTAACCCACAGAGCCCCCTCTCGCCTTCGGGCGGGAGGGGGCCCTTTCGTCATGCCCAGATACCCTGCCCGCATGATTCGCGCAGTGATCTTCGACGTCGGCGAAACCATCACCCGCGATGACCGGTACTGGGCATCATGGGCGGATTGGCTCGGCATCCCTCGGCACACCCTGTCCGCCCTCGTCGGCGCGGTCGTCGCTCAGGGCCGCGACAACGCCGACGCGCTCCGCCTCGCCCGGCCCGGCATCGACATCGCCGCCGAGTACCGGGCCCGCGAGGCCGCCGGCCGCGGCGAACACCTCGACGAAGGCGATCTGTACGGCGACGTTCGCCCGGCCCTGGCGGAGTTGCAGCGGCTCGGCGCACGGGTCGTCATCGCCGGGAACCAGACTGCCCGCGCGGGTGAACTCCTCCGGGCCCTGGACCTGCCGGCCGATCTGGTGGTGACCTCCGGAGAATGGGGTGTGGCCAAGCCGCAGCCCGAGTTCTTCCAGCGTGTGATCGACGCAGCCGAGACGGCACCTGGCGAGGCCCTGTACGTCGGCGACCACCCCGCCAACGACGTGATGCCCGCAGCTGCGGCCGGGCTGCGTACCGCGCACCTTCGGCGTGGCCCGTGGGGGCATCTGTGGGCGGACGACTTGGACATCGTTGCGGCAGCGGACTGGCGGATCGACAGCCTCATGGAGCTGACTGCGTTCGTCGGCCGGTAGCTTGTCCCGCTCGGCCCGATGCTGAGCGGGGCAAGCCGGTACCCGCGCCGTAGTGTCGCGGCTACCGTTCGGAGTGGACGCACCGAACGGAGCCAGTATGCCCAGCCCCAGCATGCGGGAGGTAGGCCAGCGCATCGCCACGATCCGCCGCGCCCGCCGGATGACTCAAGCCGAACTCGCCCGCGCCGCCTTCGTATCCCTCTCCACCGTGAAGGCCATCGAACGCGGCGCCCGCGCACCCAGCGACGACACCCTCGACTCGATCGCGGCCGCGCTCAGCACCGACCCGAGCCATATCGTCACCGGCAGCACCCGCACCGATAGCCGCGTCCACGCAGCGATCCCCGCCATCTCAGCCGCGATCAGCGCCTACGACATCCCGGCGGACACCTCTCCCCGCCCGCTCCCTGAACTCGATGCCGCCATCGGCCAGCTGGTGCAGTGGCGGCTGGGCGCCCAGTACGCACGGATCGCCGAGCGGGCCCCGCACCTCCTCGGCGATGTTCTCGCCGCACTGCATCACACCACGGGGGCCGACCAGCTCCGCGCAGCCCAACTCCTCGCCGTCACCGCACGCTCAGCCGACGCGGTCGCGTACAAGTTCGGCGCCCGCGACCTGTCCGCCCGCCTGGTCGAGCTCATGCGCTGGGCCGCCCAGCAGACCGACGACCGCATCGCCCAGGCCACCGCCGCCTACGTCCGCACCGAGACGTTCTTCGCCGCTCGCGCCCACACCCAGGGCCTCGCGGCCTTGGAGCGGGCCATCGACGCCAGCCCCAGCCCGCTCGGCAGGGACGCGACCGCGGCCCGCGGCGCACTCCACATGCGCGCCGCCGTGATCGCCGCCCGCGCCAGTGACACCGACGCCGCGTCACTCCACCTCGGCGAAGCTCACCGGCTCGGCGACGCCCTACCGGAAGACGCCTACGACGGAACCCAGTTCGGCCCGGACACCGTGCGCGCACACGAGGTGTCCGTGGCCGTCAGCCTGGGCCAAGAGCATCTCCAGCGAGCCCTGGACGTCGCCGACGAGTGGACGCCCCCTGCCGACATGCCGGCCGAGAGACAGTCGGGTTTCTGGATCGAACTCGCCCGAGCCCAGGTCTGGGCAGGGCACCCTGACGACGCCTTCGAGTCGCTGAAGGTGGCCCGGTTCATCGCTCCCCAGCACACCCGTGAGCACCCCTGGGCGCGGGAGGCTGCTGCAACGGTCCGCCGGTTGAAGCGGGCAGACGCCGAGTCGCTGACGAGCTTCGCCGACTGGATCGGGGCCATCTGAGGGGATACACGCTGTATCCCTTGTGCCCCTTGTAGCGGCACATCATCTGTCCGTAACCACCGGACGGGCAGATGGGAGCCGCGATGAGCAGCCGCACCGAGCCGCTAGTACGGGTGCAGGGCTCCGTGAGCATCGCCCGCCTCCACGGGCGCGCTTGCTGGTACTGCGGCGCCGTCAGCCGCACCCTGCGCCCGGCAGGACGCGCCCAGCGGGGCACCGGCCGCCTGTGGAACATCGTCTCCTGCGGATGCCACAAGGCCCCCGCGCAGGACGCCGGGAGCGACAGCTGATGCCGGCCCTGGACACTGCGGACCTCGGGCCGCTCGCCCTGCTCCCACTGCCCAGCGTGTCCGTCCTGTCGGAGACACAGAGACGCGGCGCGGTGTGCGTCTGGTGCCAGACCCGGCTCACGATCGAGACGGCGGTCGACCTCGGCGAGCGGACCGGACCGGCCGACGTGAGGGTCTTCCCGCGCGGATGCCCTGACTGCGTCCGCGCTGCGGCCCTTCGCACCTACGGCGTGCACGCCGACACCTGTGAGCAGTGCGTCGACAACCCCATCCTGTGCGACACCCGGCGCGCTCTTCGCCGCCTCGCGCTGGAGGTGCGCCGATGATCCTCACCGAGACGCCCGAGCAGGCCGCCCTGTGGGATCACTGCCTTTCGTGCCCGACCTGCCGGGCCATCGACGACAAGGGTGCGAACCTCAACCTCCCCTGTGAGACCGCCGCTCGCCTCACCGCGGAGTACCGGCAGGCGCGACGCAGCACCTGACCGACCCCCAGACTCCCGCCTCCGGCCGCCACCTTGGAGGTCCGGCCCGGGGCGGGTTCCCACGCTCCACTACGACGACATGAGGGAGAGGTATGTTCGTCCACTCCGATCGCCTGCCCACCGGCCCCGCCATCCCGCAGGGCCTCATCACCGCCCGCCCGTGGGGGCTCGGCCGCATGGCGCCCTACCCCACCATGGCCCCCGCCGCCCGGGCCGAGCTGGACCCGGCCACGCAGACCGCCCGCTTCTACGACGACGCCGGCCAGATCCTGGAGATGGGCAAGCACGGCACCAGCACCGGCACCAGCCCGTCGACCGGCACCAGCCCGGACGGCCAGGGCAACGGGGACACCGACACGAGTAGCGACAGCGACCAGTGACTGATCCGCGTCCGGTGTTGGTCGTCACCAGCCTGCACGACCCCACCGCCGACGTGGTGATCAGCGAGCTGCACGACCGGGACCTCCCGGTCGTGCGGCTCGACCCGGGGGACTTCCCCGCATCACTGTCAGTGGAGGCCGAGATCACCGAGCACGGCCTGCGCGGCCATCTGCGCACGCCCTCCCGCACCGCGGACCTCGCCAACGTCCGGTCGTTGTACTACCGCCGGCCGACCGGGTTCGCGTTCCCACACCTCGACGAGCAGGACGCCCGGTTCGCGCTCACGCAGGCCCGGTACGGGCTCGGCGGCGTCCTGGCGGCCCTGCCGGGCTGCCTCTACGTCAACCACCCTCACCGCATCGGCGACGCCGAGTTCAAACCGGCCGGGCTCGCCACAGCAGCCGCCGCCGGGTTCCTGCTGCCGCCCACCCTCATCACCTCCAGCCCCGACGCCGCCCGCGACTTCATCAAGCAGCAGGGCTCGGTCATCTACAAGCCGCTGAGCAACCCGGTGTACCGAGTCGACGGTGTCTCCTCCGCCGTCAAGGTCGCCGAGGTGACGGAGGCGGACATCGACGATGCGGTGGCCGGCACGGCGCATCTGTTCCAGCAGCGCGTCCCCAAGGTCGCCGACGTGCGGGTGACCGTCATCGGCGGAGAGGTGTTCTGCGTCCGCATCGACTCCGGCCTGCTGGACTGGCGCACCGACTACAGCCGGCTGACGTACACCCCGGTCGAGGCGCCGCCCGGCATCCGACCGGCGCTCCACCGCTACATGAACCGCTTCAAGCTGGTCTTCGGTGCTTTCGACTTCGCCGTCGGCGAGGACGGCCGATGGTGGTTCCTGGAGTGCAACCCCTCCGGCCAGTGGCACTGGCTGGAGACCGAGACGGGCCTGCCCCTGTGCGCGGCCCTGGCCGACCTTCTGGAGAGGACACCGTGACCGATCAAGCACACCTCCACAGGCTGCTCGTCGAGCGGATGACGGAGACCGGCAGCCTGCGCACCGAGCCGTGGAAGCAGGCCGCAGCCGCGGTCCCCCGGCACGAGTTTCTGCACGGCGGCTTCTTCCGGCGGGCGCTCGGTTCGGACTTCACCGCCTGGCAGCCCATCCGGGAAGGTGATCCGGGCTGGCTGGAAGGCTGCTACACCGACGAGTCGTTGGTGACCCAGGTCGCCGGAACGATCGTGCCCGAGGACTTGCGGGGCCGGATCACGCGCGAGCCGACCAGTTCCAGCACGCTGCCGTCGCTCGTGCTGCGCATGCTGGAGGACCTCCAGGTCGAGGACGGGCACAGGGTGCTGGAGATCGGCACCGGCACCGGCTACTCGACCGCTCTGCTGTGCGCCCGGCTCGGCGCGGGGAAGGTCACCTCGGTGGAGTACGACGCGTGGGTGGCCTCGCGGGCCCGGGCGGCCCTCGGCCACCTCGGGACGTACCCGACGCTCGTCACCGGCGACGGCCTCCTGGGCCACGGCGCGGGCGCACCCTACGACCGGGTCATCGCCACCTGCGGCGTACGCACGGTGCCGATGGCGTGGGTCGAGCAGACCCGGCCGGGCGGCATGATCCTGGCGACGATCGGCGGATGGCTCGGCTCCTCCGAACTCGCCCGCCTCACCGTCAACGGGGACGGTACGGCGTCCGGGCCGCTGCTCGGCGGAGCCGTGTCCTTCATGCTCGCGCGCCCGCACACCCCGCCGCCGCTGGGCCTGCTGCCCGACCTCGACGACGGCAAGGAACACGAGACCACCATCGGCTCCGACGTGCTGAACAACTGGACGTCCCGGTTCATCGCGCAGCTGGCCGTACCGAACGCGCAACGGCTGACGCTGGAGCGCAACGGCGACACCGAGGACGTCCTGGTCGACGTCGAGACCGGGTCGTGGGCCGCGGTGTATTCGGAGGGCGGCCGGTGGCTGGTCCGGCAGGGCGGCCCGGAGCCTCTGTGGGACGCGGTGGAGGAGCGGTTCGGCGGCTGGTGCGCGGCCGGCGCCCCGGCGCTCGAGGAGCTCACCGTCACCGTCAGTCCGGAGGGCCAGACCATCCGGTGGTAGGCGCGCGGCCCCGCGCCCTGCGTGGGGCCGCTGACTACTTCACGAGCTCCGAAAGCGGCGTCTCCAAGGCCGCAGCGATGAGCAGCAGGTGATCGATGAGCGTGCCGTGGGTGCCCTGCTCGACTCGGTTGACGGTTTTCCGGTCGAGTCCTGTGGCTTCGCCGAGCTTCTCCTGTGACAGCTTCCGTTCGAGGCGAGCGGCGCGGACGCGGTCTCCGATCTGGCGTCGGCGGGTGAGTACCCAGTCGGGCAGCGGATCGGACGGCACGGATACACGCTGGCCCTCGAAATGATCTATGTCTGTACCATCGTTGGTACATCGCGAGAGCGCTTACCTCACAGAGCGCAAGGTTTTGGAGATTAAAACGTCCGTTCGGATGACGTGATCATCCACCTATTGACCTGCGACAATCGGCAGGTTGACCATTGCGGACGACCCCCACGCCCCCACAATTCCCCACGCACGCCCGGCAGGTGGCACAACAATGAGCGACGAGCAGTCCCGTGAAACCGCGGGGGCCCTCACCGACGTCCAGCGGTCACGCATCGACTTCGCCCGCCGTGACCTCGACTACGCCCGGTCCGAGGATCTCGCTCAGCTCCCCACCGCCGGCCTCATCCTGCTCGTGGAGCGTCTACGGGGGCGCCTCGGCGACATGCTGGACCTCATCGACGAGACCACACACGACTAGCCCCGGCAGCCGTCCCGCAAGAATCACGCCAACATGTGTCGGTAAACCACTTTGTGGGGGCACAAAAGCGTTTAGGGACACCTGTCCTTCGCTAGCATCGCCACATGCCCTACGCGCCTGAGTATCTCCATCTAGTCATCCCTGGCGTGAAGTTCCACGCGCTCCTCTACGGACGCAACTCTGATGACGCTGTCGGCAGCGGAGACTCAGTGGAGGACCAGCTCGCCACAGGCCGCGCGCTGTGCAACCAGTTCAACTGGCACATCGCTCGCGAGTTCAAAGACACCGACGTCTCGGCCAGCCGCCACGGCAAGAAGATCCGCAACGAGTTCGAAGAGCTCCTCACCACCATCACCGACAGCCCGGCCCCTGCCGGAGTCCGCCGCGTCCTCGTTGCCTACAACGCCGCCCGGTACTACCGCGACTTGGAGGCTTACGTCCGGCTGCGGCAGGCCTGCCTCACCGCCAACGTGTTGCTCTGCTACAACGGCCAGGTCTACGACCTCAGCCGCAGGGACGACCGCAAGGCCACCGCCATGCACGCCGTCGACGCCGAGGACGAAGCCGAAGGCCTGCGCGACCAGAACCTCCGTACGGCGGCCTCTCAAGCGGATGCCGGCATGCCACACGGCAAGGCCCTGTACGGGTACACCCGTGACTACAAGCTCGTGAACGGGCGTCGACGCTGCACGGGTCAACACGATGATGAGCGCGGACCGTTCGTCTTCCAGGCGATTCAACGCGTGGACTCCGGCGGCTCGATTAAGTCCGTCGTGCGCTGGCTGAAGTCCGTGCCGGAGGCAGCTCGGCCCGACGGCAGTGAGTGGACGGAGCCGACGGTCCGGCGGATGCTGCTGAATCGCGCCTATCTCGGCGAGCGGTTCCACAACGGCCAGTGGCGCAAAGCCGTATGGCAGCCGATCAAGGGACTCGACAGCCCTCAAGGGCGGGCGATGTTCAACCGGGTGACCGCCAAGCTGAATGATCCGGCGCGCAGAACACAGCGGGGGCAGGAAGTCTCGCACCTCTTGTCGTACATCGGCTTGTGCGGAGAGTGCGGAGACCACGCCCTGTTGCGGGTGAAGACGCGTCCGGGCCGCCAGCCGACGCTCGACTGCGACGAGCAGAACGACGTGTCCATGACCGAAGTCGTGATGACAGCCTTCGTTGAGGAAGCTGTGATCACCTGGTTCAGCGAGAAGGGCAAGGCGCGCGCTGCCCTCGTTCCGGACGATGGTGAGGTCGAGGCCAAGGTGGCCTCCATGCAGCGGCGGATCAACGCCTACGAGGAGCAGCTGCGCGAGGCGCGGGAGCAGGCTGAGGATTTCGACGAGGAGACCGGCCGCTTCAGGCTGTCCGCTACGTCGCTGGCGTCGCTGGAACAGCGGCTCGAACCGAAGTTGGAGCAGGCACGTAGGCAGATCCAAGAGATGTCCGGAGTCTCACCCCTGCTGCTCAGGATGCTGAATGCCTCAGACCCGGATGCCGTTTGGAACGGTCGCCCCGCGACGGACACCGATCCGGCCGTGCGGGCTCTGTCTCTTGAGCAGAAGCGGGAGATCATTCGGAGCGTGGTGACCGTGCGACTGTACAAGAGCGCGAAGCGGGGCTCTCACAAGTTCGAGCCGGGTCGAATCAGGCTGGCGTTTGTAGGACAGGCCGGGTTCAGGGACCGACCACTTCGTGGCCCCGTGAGCGTTCCCGCTCAGGGCTTGCGGGGTGTGCCTGCGTTGGAAGTTCTTTCGGGAACTGGATGAGGTTGCCCCGCTGAGGGGTTTCCTCCTCCGGCGCGAACTTGCCGCCGCGGAACATGCGGACGGTGGTCTCCATCGTCTCGGCGATGAGGGCGGCCTTCTGGTCATCGAACTCGTCGCGCATCGCTTCGCGTTCGGCGATGAGCTGGGCGGCGATGCGCTGGCGTTCGCCGGCCATGTCGCGGTTGAGGCGGGCCTGTTCGTTTTCCAGGGCGGCCTGCGCGGCGATGTAGCGGGTGCGCTCTTCGCTGGCCTGGCGCTGGGCTGCGGCGAGGACGCGTCGCTCGTCGCTGGTGTCGACTATCCAGCTGCGGATGGCGACGAGGGCGGTGAGGATCAGGGCGGTCATGATGAGGCACGCTCCCCCGATGGAGCGTGCCGTGTCGTTGTGCAGGATGCCGTAGAGGAGCGCGGGAAGGCCTCCGAGCATCGCCACTGCTGCCGCCACGTTCGTGGCCCGTGAGCCGCTCGTGAGATCCATACGCACCCCCGCGTTACATCTGCGCCGTTGCCCCTCCGTGGTTGTTGCCCTGCTCGGGGTCGTCGTCTTCAAGACGCTTGAGACGATCGACGGTTCGGAAGAACACCTCGCGTCCAACGTCATCCGTGATCCCAAGCCGGTCAGCAGCTTCCTGCGGAGTGAGGGCTGAGCCTACCTGCGACCGATCGCTTTCGGACAGTGACTGAAGCGCGTCCTGTGAAAGTAGGCCACCCTCGACCAGCAGAGTGCCCAGGTAGAGGTCGGTAACGTCGGCAATCTTCGAAAAGAACCGACTGTCCGGTACGGCCTTTCCCTGCCAGAGGCGGGTAACGGTGCTGTCGGTCATGCCGGTGTCTTTGGCGAACCGGGCTTTCGCTCCGTGGCCGGTGTAGCCGGCGCGTACGGCGGCAGGCACAACGATGTCGCGGAATCGCTGTGCGCGCGTCGGGTGGGGGGCGTCGGTCATGTCCCGGAACTGTACCTCCCTACCTAGGGAGTAACCAGAAACTCCCTCGCCCGCAAGGATGCGCATTAGGCCATTCACCTGCGTTAACGCAGTTCACTCCAGCACTCGAACATGAGTTCTACGCCAAAAGTCACCCTCCCTACCCAGCAAGCTCCCTTGCTAGGGAGGGAATTTCATGGCAGAGTCTCCCTCGTGAGCAAGGAACCCCCTGCTGCCAGCAGCGACACCCACGAGAGGAGTGAGTACGTGTTCCGCCTGAACGTGGCCGAGCTCCTCAAGCGCACCGCTACCCGAGGCGACACGACCGGCTACAAGATCCACCGCCGGACCGGCATCGCCGAGTCATCCGTCTACCGGATCCTCGCCGGGGAAGCACAGCCTGACCTGAATTCGGCTATGCGCCTCTCTGAGGCATATGACCTGGACATTCGCGAGGTCATGCAGCGAGTCGTAATCGAGGCAGCCGCATGACGGCCGCCGAGCGCCGAGCGCTCCTCGGAGACGACGCGATCGCCCACATCCATGAGTGCGTGGCCGCCGCGCCGGAGCCGACGCCCGAAGTCGTCGAGTCCCTGCGCCGGATCCTCACGCACCCCGCGGGCTGCATCGCCGAGCCCGCGCCGGCGGCCGACGCCGCCTGATCCACCCCCTAAACGCGCCGAAGGGCCGCTCCGACTTCCCGGCCCGAGCAGCCCTACGACTCGGCGACTCATCAACCAAGGAAGAAGGTCACCTTGACCACATCATCCCAGACCCAGAGCAGCGCGGCTCTCGCGCTGACACAGCTGCTGACGGAGCACCCCGAGCTGGCTCCGGCGAACTGGCAGCTCCACCGTGACGGCGTACTCAGCGGCACGGTCGCGGTCCACGCCGACTCCGACGAGCTGCACGCCGCGATGCGGGCGTACGCCGCGGTCCTCGGCGGCACGGTGCACGAGCAGCACTTCCACTCCCACGAGGCGGGCCCGTCGCTGTCGGTGTCGCTGCACGCGACATGGCGGGACGTGCAGGTGGACGTGTGGGGCTCGTGTGTGGTTTCGGCTGGTGCGCAGCAGCCGGCGGTGGCGGCATGAGCGACTCGATCACCGTCCGCGTCACGCTCGACGCGTTCGACATCCTGCACCCTCTCGACCAGCGCACGCAGGTGTACGTGCAGATCCCCGAGGTGGCGCGCGCGTCGTGGCTGCTGGATGCCGAGTTCTTCTCCGTCCTGAAGAACGAGCCGTGGCCGCACGTCGTCGACTCGGCGCAGGAGGCCTACGAGCGGCGCGGCGTGGTGTCGGACTCCGACTCGGCCGCCGCCCGGGCCGCTGTCGTGAAGTGGCTGGCGGACGACGCGAATCACGACGCGATGAGCGAGGCCTGGTTCCAGGACCGGGCGCAGCGGGATCCGGTGTCGCGGTCGCTGCTGAAGGACAAGGAGCGGCTGACGGCGCGGGTCGCGGAGCTGGAGGCGGGGAAGCAGCGGGCCGCCGAGCACACCGAGCACCTGGCCAGCACGCTGGTGGCGCGGACACAGGACCTCATGGCGGCTGAGGCTCGGGTGGTCGAGCTGGAGGCGCAGCGTGAGGCTCTTGCCGAGCGTCTCCTCGCGGGCCAGCGGTGGGAGCGCGGGCGTGATCCGGAGTTGGTGAGCGAGAACTTCGTGTCGCAGTCGGAGTTGCGGAGCATCTTCGGGATTCCGTTGGCGCCGCCGTGGGCGGATGGGATCACGCGGCGGATCGCGCCGGTGCAGGCCCTCCGCGACGACGAGGTAGTGCCCACGCCCGTCACCATCTACCGCGCCGAGCACCCGGACTCCGGGATCACCCTCGGCCACTACGGAACCGAGGCCGCCGCCCGCGCGCACTGCGAGGCGACCGAGCGCCGGTCGTGGCCGACGGAGACCAGCCTCAGCTTCGACTGGATCCGGGACGCCCTCCCCGAGGACCACGAGAACGGCGTCGCCGAACTGGTGGTCACCGCCGGGCAGAACGAGGAGTCCACCACCGGCTACATCGTCACGGCCCTGGAGGTCCCCTCCGAGTACGACGAGGAGGCGGACGCCTGATGCCCGCCGCGACCGCCACCGAGTGGCTCACCGCCGCCGCGATCGGCACCGGCGCGTACCTGCCGGGCGCGCTGCTCATCCTCGGCCTCGACCACGAGCTGCCGCACCTGTCGCCGACGGCGGCCCTGCACCGCGCGATCGAGTCCGGCCGCTACGACCCCGCGCTCATCGCCGTGACGAACGCCCGGCACGGCGCCCGCGACGCGGCCGAGCGCGCCCGCCGCATCCCGCGTGACACCGCGCTCACCGCGGCCGCACTCCTCATGCTCCTCACCGCCACCCCGGAGGCGACCCGATGAACCGCATCCGCCTGATCCTGCACCGCATCTTCCGCCGCCCCGCCATCACCGACCCGATGCCCATCCACACCCGGCGCATCCCCGACGGCCTGCTCCTCGACTTCGAGGACTACTTCGTCTACGCGATCGAGACGATCGCCGACGACGAGGAACTCCTCGCGCTCTTCCTGGAGATCGTCGACAACCGGGCCATGTCCCGCGAGCACGACGGGTGGACGCCGGAGCAGCTGCTCGTCGAGCAGCTCGCCGAGCGGGTGGGACACGAGGTGCCGATCCGGGGCAAGGCGCTGGCTGCGCTGGCGGAGCGTCTCCGGTCTGGGGTTCCGGCTTCGGCCGTGGTGATCCCGGCGCAGCGCCGCGAGGGTGGTGCTGCCGCGTGAGCGCCTCCATGGAACTCCACGTCGCCCTGTCCATGCGGCTCGACGCGATCGAGGCGTACAAGCTGGCCCATGCCTACCTCGCGGAGTCTCTCCGTAAGGAGGCCGCCAACCTCCGCCGCGTGGAACGTGAGGCGACGCCCGAGGGCGCCCTCGGCACGCGGACGGGCCTGCTGAAGGCCGCGCTCATTCTCGACGAGCGGGCCGACCTCGTCGAGGCAGGGAGCGGCTGCACCGAACTCGACGCCCTCCGCCAGGCCGCCCTCCTCGACGCCATCCGCAAGGACCCCATCGGCCGCTGGAAGTCCAGCCGCGCAGTGAAGGCCCTGCGGCAAGCCGGCCACAACCCGGTCAGCCCCGGATCCGCCTCCCGCTACCTCACGGCCCTCGCCGCCACCGGCCACCTGACCCGGCACGAGGAGAAGGGCGTGCGCTGGTACGAGGTCGCGCCGCAGCCCACCCACCGC